TAAGCCGTAAGAAAACAGGGCTTTGCATCAAGCACTTAGCCCGCGCAGACCTAATAAGACAAAATAGGTCTTATACATAGTTTTGCAGGCGCAAAACTTTTGCAAAACTTTTGCAAAACTCACGCCCAACATGTTATTCTAATTAGGTCTGTTTGTAAGTATCACACTATTAGGCTGTTAGCGTAGACCTGACGAGATAAAACAGGTCTGTTTGTAAGTATCTAAGTACGCGGCGGTTAGATCTAAACAATTGGTACTCATAGTGTTACACACGAAAAATCTCAAAATCGATTCTGCGTCGATCAAACCCTTCAGCCCCAACATGTTATTCTAATACATAGCGTATAGAGGTGCAAAGGGGGCGCAAAACTTTTGCAAAACGCACGATATTGTGTGTAACTGTTGGTGCGCAAGACTTTATAGAAGCTTTGCAAGCACAAGTCATAAGTGCCCTTGCATCAACACATTACGTTTTGCGGGTGCTATGAGACGAAGACTCTCATCCATTCCCTCCTTCCGCAAAACGTTCGGTCGCGCTCCACGTTGTTACACGCGACCCCCGTTTATTGAATGAGGGAATGTCTCGATTGATCGTGGCTGGTGGATGACCCCTATGGGGGGTTTGCCTTGAAAGGCAAATAGGGGCACGGCACCCCAAAACGCCTTAGAAGGGACGGGACGCGGATGGAACGATCCAGAAAAGAGCTACACATAAACGAACAGGGCTAAAAAATTCCGCGCCGCCATTGACAACACAATACTCTAGTGGTATACTACTCTACTATGAAAAGACACGTGAGAGCAAAAATACCCGACAGTCAACCACAACCGAGAAAATCCGTACCCCCCACCAAACCGCCCTGTGTTACAGGTAAGGGGATGTTTTGCGGAGCGAACGACAAGGGCTCTGCCCCGTATTCTGCTTGGAGGCTGCTAAAAAATCTGAGTTATCTGCGCTGTGATCTGCGCCGCGCTTTTGTGAAGCAGACTGGAAAATGGGGCCCGGCGTATATCCGCCACAAGTCTTATCCTGTCGGCGGGCACGCCGCCTTTGAGGCCCGTATGGATAGCCTTCTTCCGTCCTCCCACATGACTTGGGGCAACTACCTTGATGATTGGTTCGCGTGGTGGGTGCGCCCGCCGAGTTCCTTCGATCTTGGCAATCCCGAAGAAAGGGCAGCGTGTTTCTCGTTTGACAACTTGTCCCCCCAACCGCCGCCCTACCCGGATCGCCGAATCGTATTCGGCAACGGATTTCTTTCCGATTGATGTTGACAAATCCTAATGAGTCGATTATATTACCCCTAACATGAAATGGAATCCTTTCAAACGTAAAACGGCGCCCGCCGACGTGCTGTCTACCCTGCGGGCAATCCCATCACTCACACAGGCCGACCGCGAATTCATTCTCAGTGGCGTCGAGTCGATTGTAACGTGCGACGATTTCCGTTCGTATGATACGGAATATGTAATGGGCCTCGCGTTCACGGCGGACCTGAAGAACGTCGCGTTGCTCCGCAAAAAGGAACCCGTGTGGCGGGCCGGAAAGATGGACGGGCTTGGAGGCCGCGTCGAAGAGGGCGAGACGCCCGAGATTGCGATGGTGCGCGAGTTTGCCGAAGAGGGCGGAGTCGCCACCAACGCCGACCAGTGGATTTATTTCATGGACAAGATCGGCGAACGCGATCAGGCGAAGACGGGCCAGAAGGAATCGTACCGCGTCCGCTGCTACTGCACCGTCGTCGCTGAATTGCCCGAAGAGCGTGAGATCGAAGAAGGCTTTATCCTTCGTGCGACCGTGAATTCGATTTATCCCGGACGCAGCGACGTGATCGACAACATACCTTTCACAGTGGCGCTCGCCCATTGCGTCCTCGTCGGCGGGAAACCACTTCACACGACCGCGAGATATTCCTAAGCATGGCAACTCACGCTTACCGCCGTCAGTACATGAACTGCAACTTCGCACGAGGGGCGCACGGGTACTGCCCGCACGAGAAGGAGTTTCTGTGTTCGTAATGTACTGGATAGCCGATGTGGTTAGAACAGCCGTCGTGTTCGCGTGCCTCCTGATCGGCGGCGTGTTCCTGTTCGTGAGCGGAGTGGCGCTGCTGGTCCTTGGATCGCCCGCCGGATTGAGCGAAGGAGAAAGACATGGCCGATAGCCGCAAAGACTTTTCCCAATATCGTATTCTCTGTATGAACTGTAATTTTGCGCACGGGGTATACGACCACTGTCCACATGATCTTGAGAAGGGGTTTTTATGCTCGTAAGCGTTGATCCGGGCGCGTCGGGGTGCATAGTGTATTCTCACGGGGGCAAAGTGGAGATAGGCGGAATGCCGGACACGAGAGGCGGGGTCATATCGCTGTGCAAACTTCTGCACGCGCATGGGCAGGATGTAGTAGTGTACGTGGAAAAGATAAACGGGTACGTGCCAAAAGGGGCCAACCGGGGTTTCATGTTTGAATTTGGGGCGCAATGCGAGCGCGTAGAGTGCATATTCCAGACTCTTGGCGCTCGCATAGTTTCTGTTCGCCCGCAGGATTGGCAGGCCGCGTTGCATCTTGGGCATAAATCACACGTTCCAGTTGAGCACAACGCCACTCCCGAAACGCTTTTGGCGGTGCAACGGGAGAACGGGCGATTGCAGCGCGAGTGGAAAAGGAAACTTCGCGATCAAGCGGAGAAGCTGTATCCGAAAATTAAAGTCACGTTGGCTAATTGCGACGCTTTGCTTATACTTCGGTACGCAGAAATGCAGGAATCGGGACAAACAGGGGCGCATTGGTTGGAAGGCGGCACTCTTGTATGAAAGATTTCATAGTCGAGATCATAGCGGTCGTGTTGGCGTGCTGGTTGGCCGACGCGGGTATATGGCTTGGCAGGATCATCACGCGGCGGAGAGGGCGACGGCAGCGTAATCCGAATCTGGTTCGATGAAAGAATTTTGCATAATTGTTCTTGCGTTCGTCGCGATGATCTGGTATCGTTCTGTCTTGCGTAAGCGGACGATAATCATATCACCAACGGTGGATAAAGAGCCGCCGATCACGCTGACCATTTGGGAAACGTCGGCGAGTTGTGATGTCGAAATTCGTGACGGGCGGACTGGTCATAGAGTCTTGTGGTCGGTCAGCGCGTTCGGCGATCAGGAGGAAGCGGAAGACGTATTGGCGTATGTGGTGCGGCAGATAAAAGCAAGGAATGTAAAAGTGAGGTTGGGTAAATGAACGACGAAAACGCACACAAAGGATTTTGTTCGCCAGTTGCGGCGGGGTTCAAAGAAGACGCGCATAAGGTGCGGTATGATCTGGTGCCCCCGTTCGCGCTTGAGCAACTGGCCAAGGTGTACACGTACGGCGCGTTGAAATACGGCGACGACAACTACCGGTGCGGGATGCGCTGGTCCCGCATTTACGCGGCGTTGGAGAGGCACATACAGGCGTGGCGCAAAGGAGAGGATTACGACGCGGAGAGCGGGCAGATGCACTTGGCGTCGGTGGCGTGGTGCGCGTTTTCGTTGATGGAGTATTTTGCGTATCGGCAGGACCTAGACGACAGGGCGGGTCTTATGCCGGAAGTGTGGAAACCGTTTATCGGCGACTCGCGATGGGAAGTCTCGTCGCACGGGCGGGTACGAAACGCGAAGACCGGCAAAGTGCGTAAATTGTCTACACAGTCTGGCGGGTATCCGTGCTTCACATACCGCGTCCCGGGAAGCCGATCCTATCGTTTGTGTCTCGTCCACCGCAAAGTGGCGGAGGCATTTTGGACCGGCAAGGAGCTGGCGTGGGACGAAGTGGTGAATCACCGCGACGGGCAGCGGGGTAACAACCATTTCTGTAATTTGGAAGTGGGAACGCAGCGGGGAAACATGATCGCGGCGCGTCGGCTAAATCCAGAATTTTGGGCGGCGAAGGACGCCAATTCAGGGGACGCACTACGCGCCACAGGCGGGGTTATGAATAGGAAGGGTGGTAAGAAGTGATCGCACGAAAATTCTCTCGGCAGATTCGTAGGAAGATCGAACGCGAGATTCTGAAGATGCAGCCGCGTGCTCAAAGGGTGTTTGCGGCGCACCTGAAGCTTGCTGGCAACAACGTCAAAGGTATCCGTGGCCGCTTCGGGCATTACATGCTCGACCGATCTGTCGGCCTGTCCCGCAAGGAATCATGGGCGAACGCCCGGAAGTGGATGGAGATTGGTAATGAAGTTGCAACAAGAACGCAGGGCGATACAGGACTACAGGACGAGCGCCCGTTTACGGGGGCTGTTCTGACGGGGACGCGCTCGATTTGATGCGGCAAGATTGCCATTACTGCGGGACTCGTCCTAGAAACGCTTTGGCGCACAAGGGGTTACGTAAGCGGACAAAAATTATAAACGGCATAGATCGCATAGATAACCACCAAGGTTACGTCTATGGAAATGTTGTAACCTGCTGCGCCCAATGTAATTATGCGAAGGGATGTTTGTCGTATGCCGACTTTATTCAATGGGCGGGCCGCGTGTATCGTAAGTGGCTTGACAGAGGGGGAAATCGCCAATGAACAACGACCAAGAAGACATTACACCAGAAGAACTTCTGGCGTTGGTGTACGATGTGCCTACCGATAGACAGTGCCCGGAATGCTTCGGTCGGGGGTGGGAGGTTCTTGGCGGGCACACCAGCGTTTGCGGGTGCTGCCGTGGGTCGGGGGTGTTGCCTAAGTTTTCTCAATTTTAAGAACACAATAAACTTGCTGTTTTTGCTGTTCCATGAGATAATTATATATTGTGAAAAGTCAGAGTGGCAAGATGGTAATCGCGATTTGGGCGACGTTGGCGTGGGTTGCTTTTTTCAATCCGGTCATCGGGGAATTCAGTAAGGCAGTCGATCACAATTTGTGGCCCGACCGATCGCATATCGTGCTTGCGGTTCTTCAGGGACTTGCCGCGATTGGTACAACCACGATTGCATTTTTGAACACCAGCTATGCGCGATACTTCGCCAATCAGAATCCGATAATTTCCGAACCGCCCGCTAAAACAATCGAGACAAAGTAATGGGGAAATACGGTCCCGCGGGGCAGTCGAATGAGACAGGCGGTCCGCGAAAAACGGCTCGCCTTCTCTCTTCTTCGTTTCAAGTCAAAGCAATTTTGTGGGCCATCGGCGGATTGTCTGCGGGCCTGACGGCACTGATCTTTATTACGATCATGGCTATCGGCAAAGCTGACGCGGCGCAGACTACGGCGGCTGACGCGAAGACCGCCGCGGCCACTGTAGCAAACGACGTATCGTGGATCAAAGAATCTGTTCAACGTATCGAGAAGAAAGTGGATGATTTGAAGAAGTGAAAGAGCCGCGTCCATTAGCCGCCGACGAAAAGAAGTTCGTCGCTGTGTGGGATGGCAGCGTGGACAGCACTGCCGCGAAGCTAGGCATTACTTGCCGCGAGGCTTCGGTGATATTGCGGCGCGTTGAAGTTGGTGATGCAATACGTAATCGAGAGATCGTCGAGAATAAGAGTCGCCAGAAGCTAAACATCATCACTCGCGCCGAGTTGGAAGCGTTTTGGTCGAAGATTGTTTGGGGCAAGTTGACGACGGACGACGGTACGCCCGTGATGGTGGATGTGGGCACGCAACTAAAAGCCTCTGAGCATTTGGCGAAGAGCAAGGCGATGTTCACCGAGAAGCGAGAAATTTCCGGTCCAGATGGCGGGCCGATAAACGCCGTTACTTTGAATGTGTCACCGTCTGATCTAAGCTCGCGGGTCCAAAAGAAATTGGCCGCTGCGAATTCGGCGATGGCTTTTCTGACCGACTAATTTTGCCGAACGAGATGACAACGACCGAACAAATCAAGCATAAGCGCGGCGACGTTCGCTCAGACGGCAAAGTTTTCATGCGCTATGATCGGGGCGTCCCCAAGTGGAACACGCCCGAGAGGTGGAAATCGTGAGCGATTTTCCCGTAAGCAAACTCACTCGTCAGCAAGCAAACGAGCTATATGACGAAGTACTGAAAGATGGCGATCTTAACACGATTCGCCAACTGTGCCTTAACGATCTGTTCTTTTTACTGACTCGTGCCATGCAGAGGAAAGACGTAGATCGTGACTGGTTGTTTGATCGTTGTAGGGAAGTAGAGGCTAACCCAGACGGGTATTTGGACGTGTGGAGTCGGGAGTTCTACAAGAGCACCATTATCACGTTTGCGTTATCTATACAGAATATTCTTCAAGACCCCGAAGTAACCATAGGTATTTTTTCGCACACCCGCCCCAAGGCTAAAGATTTCTTGAAGCAGATAACAACCGAGCTAGAAACCAACACGTTTCTTCACGGGCTGTTCCCCGATATTCTGTATGCCGCTCCCGCACGGGAAGCCCCAACGTGGTCTTTGGATGGCGGCATTGTGGTGAAACGAAAAACGAATCCAGCGGCGTGCACCTGCGAGGCTTGGGGGCTTATAGATTCTATGCCCACGGGAAAACATTTCAGCATACTGGTTTTCGATGACGTGGTTACACAATTCAGTGTGTCCACGCCCGAGCAGTTGGCTAAGACAACCGACGCGTTGGTCTTGGCGCTGTCACTTGGCGTCGCCGCTGGCGGGCGGCGCAGGTTTATAGGTACGTACTACGCCTGCCACGACACTTGGGCGGAAGTAGAGAAACGAGGCATAGCCAAAGTTCGTCGGTACGCGGCCACAAAAGATGGCACCGAAACAGGGGAACCTGTTTTAATAGATCGGGCGACCATAGCGCGCATCCGAAAAGAGCGCGGCCCGTACATATTCGCGTGCCAGTATCTCTTGCGGCCAGTATCCGAAGCCAATCAGTCATTCAAGGAAGGTTGGATTCGGTATTACACGGGCACTCTTGATCTTGCGTCGATGAATCTGTATCTTATAGTTGATCCCGCGCAGGCCAAGAAAAGGAACAACGATTACACCGTAATGATGGTGGTTGGGTTGGCGGCAGATGGCAATTATTATTTGGTCTACGCGATTCGTGATCGGTTAAATTTGGTCGAACGCACCCGGCAGTTGTTCAAACTCGTTCGTCAGTTCCATCCTCGCGCCATAGGTTATGAACAATACGGGATGCAGTCAGACATTCAGCACATAAAGTATGTTCAAGAGCAAACCAATTTTCGTTTTCACGTGACCGAACTTGGGGGCGCTACGCCGAAGCCCGACCGAATTAAACGTCTAGTGCCCATATTCGAGGCGGGAAGAATGTGGATGCCCACGCGCTTAATTTTTAGAGATTGCGAAGAGAAATATCGGGACTTCGTTCTTGAATTTCTCGATGACGAGTACAAGCTGTTTCCGGTTGGCAGTCATGATGACATGCTTGACGATATGGCCAGGATACTTGAACCGGAATTGGGTGCCGTATTCCCGGCGTTGGACGAACAGCGCATGTCAATGCGCGGGCAATTTGAAGATCACACGGGCACGCGCATTGCCACTGTGACAAATGGAAAATACGACGTTTTGAACAGACGCATGGCGTCCAACGTCAGCAACAACTAAATAGGAGAAAATTAGTATGAAGAAATTTGCATTGATCGCTGTTATTTGTTTGAGTGTCGCATTGGTCGCGGGTTGTGCATCGTTTCAGCAAAACAGCTACCAAACTCTCGGGGCTATTGCCACGACTGTTGAAGTGGCTCGTGCGGGTTTCGTATCGTACGCGAATAATTGCGCGTGTATCACCAGCAACCAGTTGGACCAAGTACAGCAAGTCTATTCCGAATATCAGACGGCGATGGCCGCTGCGCAGGTTGCGGAGGCCGCTGCAATCGCGTCTAACAACGCAAACGATCCCGCGTATCTTACCGCGCTCAAAGCCGTGTCGGCCAGCGCCGCCGATGTCGCGATGCTCGTTGCGCAGATCACCGCCAAGAAATAAACATCATGGCAACAGCAATTATCATAGCGCAGTTCGCTATTCAGTACGGCATTCCTGCCGCGCAGGAATTGACCGCGCTCTTTCAAAAGCCCAATCCGACCGTCGCCGATTGGCAGGTGGTGTGGGACAAGGCTAAAACCCCATTAACACAAGGTTTGAACGCAGGAGCGGTCAAGGCTTAACATGGGCAAGTTTACCACAAATCCCGGTTACATTCCGCTGGCGGACGGGAAAAATTGGAGGCTGGAATCTCCCTTGGTATATTACCGGGGAACGGACGAAGCACTCCTTGTCGTGCCGACCGGGTTCGTGACAGACTTTGCATCTGTCCCGCGCATAGCGTGGGCGGTGTTGCCCCCTGAAGGCAAGTATGATTCTGCCGCGTGCTTGCACGATTATTTGTATCGAACGCACAAATTTTCCCAATCAGTTTGCGACGATATACTCCGGGAAGCTATGCAGTCATCGGGTGTTCCGGCGTGGCAGGTACTTGTAATTTATTGGGGCGTCCACTTGTTCGGGCATTGGGCTTACGCAGGCCAGCCAAGCGCTATGTGGAAACCAGGCCGCTTTGGTCAGTTTGAAACAGACGGAAAAAAGGAGGATCACTAATCATGTGTTTAAGCTCGCCTTCAGCGCCAGCACCGCAGGCCCCGCCCGCACCGTTGCAGAACGTACAGATTGCGTCTGACGCGGCTGTGTCGCAGCAGCAACGCCAGGCGGCCTTAATGGCGGGTATGAATCAGACAATCAAGACGAGTGGTCTTGGCGTCCCGGGGAACCCTACCACGGCGGTGAAATCTTTGTTGGGGCAATAACATGTACGAGAACTACCCCCCAATGGAAAGAGGGCCCCTGGTAACGCGTAAGAATACGCCATTTGACCTCCGCCAGAAATTACTTACCCGTTACGGTCAAATGGACTCTGATCGTCAACTGTTTAGACCGCATTGGACAGAGCTACAGCAATACATACTTCCCGACAACGGTGTGGCGCTCCAAGGCCAGCAGAATGAGTGGGAACAAATTTACGGCGGAAAAACTTTCACCAAGATCATTGATGGAAGCGCAACGCGGTATGTGGACATCTTTGCGGCGGGAATGCAGAGCGGGTTAACCAGTCCGTCACGTCCATGGTTCAAGCTCGGTCTCCAGGACGCCGATCTTGCCGCCTTCCAGCCTGTCAGAGCGTGGCTTGATGAGTGTGAACGGCGGATGTACGCGGTAATGGACGCCTCTAACTTTTACGCCAGCTTACACCATATCTACAAGGAGCTTCCCGTCTTTGGGACAGCGGCGCAAATCATCCTTGAGGAT